TATTAGATACCCTTTTTTTATACCCATGTATCATTCATCAAAGAAAAAAAAGAAGAAGAAAAAAGGTGGGAGGGATTCACTAAAAATAAAAAAGTACTAAACAATGGCTGTAGCTGCAACCACTGAGCTTGAAGCAATCAACATAATGTTGGCTGCTATTGCTGAAGCTCCAATAAATAGTTTGACAGGCACACTTCCAGTAGATGCTGTCACTGCTAGATCAACTCTTGCTGAATTTAATAAAGAGATTCAATCAGAAGGTTGGTCTTTTAATACTGAAATAGATGTAACTCTTACAAGAGATGGGTCTAATCAAATTAGTTTACCTGCTAATGTTTTGAGAGTAGATGCAAACATACATCAACACCCGACTATTGACCCTATACAACGTGGGCTAAAGCTATACGATAGACAGAATAATAAATACGAATTTGATGAAGACTTGATTTGTACTGTTGTTTATTTTAGAGAGTTTGATGAAATACCAGAACAGGCAAGAAGATATATCAATATCAAAGCTGCAAGAGTTTTTGTTGACAGATTAGTAGGAGATCAAGGATTAAGAACTTATACAGAACAAGATGAAACAAGAGCAAGAACTATACTTACAGAGACAGATTATGCAAATGCAGATCATAACCTACTAAGAGGTGACCCTTCTCTTACCAGTATCTTTGATACTTACAATCCTTCTAGTGCATTAATTAGATAACTATGCCTGTTATATCAAGAGCTATACCTACATTATTGAGAGGTATATCACAATCTTCTGATGCTTTGAAGCAACCAGATCATGCTGATATACAAGACAACGCTGACAGTAATCCTGTTCTTGGCCTTACAAAACGTAGTGGGTTTCAGTTTGTGACAGCATTACAATCTTCAACCCTTGGGAATGTTCACATACAAACTATAAATAGAGACTTAAACGAAAGGTATGTAGCAGTATTCAGCAATGGAAATGTAAGAGTATTTGAATTAGATGGTACTGAACTAACAGTAAACAAACCAGATGGCACTGCTTACTTAAATACTTCAAACCCTAGAAGTGTAATGAAGACAGTTACTATTGCTGATTTTACTTTTGTTGTTAATACAAGTATTGCAGCAGCTATGGACTCTACACTTAGCGGTGGCACTGGCACTAAGGCGATTATATTTATTAACCAAGCAACAGCAGATACGACTTACTCTGTAACTATAGATGGAGTGACAGTCACAGATAACACCTCTGGCGATTCTACTCTCAGTACAGATACAATAGCTGCTGATTTAAAATCTGGTCTTGATTCTGGTTTGTCTGGTTTTACTATTGCTAGAAATGGCCCTGTTTTATATGTAAGAAAGAATGATAATTCTAATTTTTCTATAGATGGTAGTGATACACAAGGCGATACAAAGATGACAATAATAAAAGATTCAGTACAAAGGTTTACTGATCTTCCTACTGTTTCTCCTAATGGTTATGTCGTAGAGATTAAAGGAGATGACGATACAAACTTTGACAACTACTACGTCAAGTTTGTCACTAACAATGGTGGTGCATTTGAAGAAGGGCAATGGGAAGAAACTGTAGAAGCAGGTATTCCTTTTAAGTTTAATTATGCAACAATGCCACACGTTCTTATACGTCAAGCTGATGGTAATTTTAGATTTGCAAGAGTAGATGGAGACACATACACAGCGTCAGGTGTATCATTTACTCTTCCAAAATGGGGTGAACGAACTGTTGGTGATGTTATATCTGCACCTGACCCTTCGTTTATTGGTAATAAAATTAATAATGTATTTTTCTTTAGAAACAGACTTGGGTTTCTTGCAGGTGACAATGTAATTCTTTCAAGAGTATCAGAGTTTTTTAACTTCTTTCCTGAGACAGTTGTATCTGTTTTAGATAATGAACCAATAGACGTAGCTGCTTCTCATACAAAAGTTGCGATACTAAAAAGTGCAGTAACTATGGGAGAGAAACTTATCTTATTCTCTGAACAGACGCAGTTTGTATTGACCAGTTCAGCAGATAACCTTACTCCTAAAACAGCTAACGTGATAGTTGTAACTGAATTTGAAAGTAGTGCAGCAGCACAGCCTGTAGGTTCTGGTTCTTCTATTTACTTCTTAACTCAAAAAGGTTCTTTTGCAGGTATAAGAGAATATATCTTGCAAGGAGAATCACAGATAAGAGATGCAGCAAATGTCACTATTCATGTACCAAGACTCATACCAAGTAATGTATTTAAGATGGCTGTATCTACTAACCAAGATATTCTTGTAGTCTTGGGTTCAGACAATGCCAACAAATTATATGTGTATAGATGGTTGTATGGAGAAGGTGGACAAAAAGCTTTAAGTGCTTGGTTTACTTACAGCATCAATACAAACAGGTCTATATTAAATGTTGATTTTATTGGTACAGATTTATTTGCTGTTATAGAAGAAGCTAATAAAGTAACTCTTGAAAAGATACCATTTGAAACTGAGTTTAGAGAACCTAATGCTAGTTTTCAGTATCATCTTGACCATAAGGTAACCGAAGCAACCACAGGAGTTTCAGTATCTTATAGCTCTGGTACTGGTCTATCTACCTTTACAGTTCCATATCGACTAAGAGCCAACATGAATATTGTCGGTAGATATTTAGGTAGTGGAGAAACAAGCACATTTGTAGATGCTCAAGGTAATACAAAAACTCTTACATCAGGACAGGTGCTATCAACATCTAATGCGACAGATGGTTCTACCTCCACAATTACAGCGATAGGAGATTACAGAAATAGTAAGTTTATTATTGGTGAACCTTATGAAATGCACTATAGATTTAGTAAACAAAGACTTACAGAACAAGGTGCAGGTTCGCCTGAGTATGTAGGAGCAAGATTACAGTTACATCATTTCTATATTAAATACGAAGATGCAGGGTTTTTTAAAGTAGAAGTAACACCTGAGAACAGAGATACAAGTACACATAAATTTACTGGTCGTTTGCTTGGTGCTGCGTCTGCTGCCATTGGTCAGATAAACCTTGATACAGGTACATTTAAAGTACCGATAATGAGTAAGTCTGATAGGGTAGATATAGATATAAAGAACGATACATTTCTTCCTACACGTTTAGCTAGTGCAGAATACGAAGGTACATTCCATATAAGGAGTAGAAGAATATAGTGGGATATTTAAGAAAATCAAACCTTCAAGATTTTAAATATGTAGTAGAAAACATGAGAGTCATGGACAAGATTGAAGCTTTATATCAGACAGGCTTGAGTCCAGAAGATGCTCTTAGTTATACCTTCTTGGGTAGTAAGACTAATATGACTATTGCTGATGATGATGGACAGCCTATAGGTCTATGTGGAGTGCAGAAAGATGGTTGTATATGGTGCGTTGCCACAGATGAGTTGTTTAATAATAAAAAATACAGAATACAATTAATAAGACAAGGCAGAAAATGGGTTGATAATCTACTTGAGTCTTATAAAATACTTTATAATTATGTATATGCAGAAAACACTTCTGCTATAAAATGGTTAAAAGCTCTTGGGTTTACATTTGTAAAGCTACATGAGAGTTATGGTTATCAAAAAAAACCTTTCTACGAATTTCTGAGGATTGCCTAGATGTGTGTTGGTGCTGCATTATTAGGAGCAGGTAAGGCTGCAACAGCATTTAATGTAGGCTTGGGTCTTACTATTGCAAATAGTTTTGTACAAAGGGCTGCTGCACAGGACAAAGCAGATCAAACTTATAATCAAGCACTACTAGCTAATCAATCAGCAGAAGCAGATAAAAGACAAAAACAATTAGCTCTTGCTGAAAGAAAAGCAGAAGAAGAAAAGTTTGCAGCACAAGACAAATTTGCAAAAACTATTGATGCCTTGCAAACAAAAGCGTCTATAGTAGCATCAGAACAAGCAGGTACAACTTTAGGATTATTATTAATGGATCAAGATAGACAAGCTGCTAACTATAGAGAAAAAGTAAATCAAAGTATAGAGTCAATGCAAAGACAATATATCTTTAATATTCAACAGACAGAATCACAATTTGCAAGCAGAAGGAATCAATTACAAAGTAATATCAATGAAGCTTATAATGCCATACCAAGTCTAGGTCAGACTTTATTAAATATCGGCACTCAAGGTGTTGGTTTGTACCTTAATGCAGCAGCTATTTAATTATGGTTTTACAAGTAGGCACTACACAATTTCAAAGTACAGCAGGTCAAAGCTCTAGAACTCCTGTAGAAACTTTTGTTGAACCTGTAAATGTTTTACCTGAAACTAGTTTGATGGGTTTGGCTGAAACCTTAAAACAAATAAACCCTACATTACAAAGATTTGTTAATTTTAAAATAGATCAAGCAAAACAAGAAGGTGTACTAGAAGGACAAAATTTACTTTTAGGTGCTAATGACAAAGAAATTATACAAATAAAAAAAGAACTAGCTGAAAAAAAAGGCAACAGAATTATGAGAAATTTTGTTGGTGGAAATATGTATATAGAGTATGGAATTGAAAAACAACTTGCCATGAATTTAGGAAACATAGCAGAAGGCAAGACTAATCAATTCTTTGCAAATCATATTGTTCAAGTACCAAATAAAGATGGTGGTACTTCTCCTGTACCTTTATCTGAGTTTGATGTTAATTCTAAAGAATTTCAAGATGCTATAAATGAATTTAAAGAAACACAATTATTAGATACTAAAGGTATAAGGCCACAACTTTTAAATCAATTTTTCTTTCCACAACAAAATGCAGCTTTACGCAAAGCAATAAGTAAACACGTAGAAGCAAAAGCAGATGCAAACATAAAAAATTATACAAATTTTCTTACAGACAGTTCGTTATTATATTTTCGTAATATTGATAAATACAATGAAAATATTGAAGAAAATATTATTGATGTAGATTTTCAAGATGGACAAAGCTATGCATTATCTTTATTTCAAAGTGATACAGACTATACATATAGATTAGGTTTGTCAGAGGTTGCTTCTCCATCAGGCATGATTGAGATAATTAAAAAGAATGGTTATAGAATTTTAAATGATTATGAAAAAGGTAATATTACTTGGGTAGAAGCTCAATCTGAGTTAGACGATTATATAGATTTTATGTCAGGAGTTACAGTAGGACCAATTGGTTTTACAAAAGATGGATCACCAGTACAAAAAACATTAGGAGAATTTTTAGAACTAGATGATAGTATCTTAAATCTTAAAAAAGAAATATATTCAAAATTAAAAGATGCAAACAAAGAAGAACAAGATCTTGTAAACCTATTAAATAAAAAAGATATAACAGAAACTTTGGGTACTATGGATTGGACTTCTATGAACGAGAAAACGTATGTCAATAATGTTAAAACTCTCAAGGCTTTAATTGCAAGACACCCAAATTTAAAAGAATTTATTGTTAAAGAATATAATTTAAGAAATGATAATGTTGATCTTTGGTTTGATAGATTTGTAAGAGACTATAACAATGGCAAGTTTGGTGATAAAGAAAAAGCAAGAGTAAGGCTTGATAGTTTTATGGCTGTACTAGGCTCTACTGTAACTGATGAAGATAGAGCAAGATATGAAAAAGCTTTAAAATTAATTAATAAAGAAAGCTCTCAAGGTGTGTTGTCTTCATACCCAGAGTTTGAAATTAATTTGAAAAACATGAAAGAATCTTTAAGAGAGGATAATAAGTCTGGATATGTAGTAATAAAAGTTGGCTATACAAATGCTTATAATGATCTTGCAAAACGATATAGAGATAAAATTGATGATTGGGCTACAACAGACTATAAAACTCAAAAAGAAAAAGATGAAGAAAAAGATAAGATTATTGAGTTTTTAAAATTAGAAACAATAAAAATAATAAAAGGTACATATGTTTTTGAAGATCCTTTACTTCAAGAGTTATACAATTTAGCTAATCCGAATAATAATCTAAAAGATAATAAGCAATTAAAAGATTTAAAACAACTAGCAGAGGGTGGTCCTGTTAAAAAAGATGAACCTGTAATTGTTGGAGAAGAAGGCAGAGAAGTTTTTGTACCGAAAAGTGATGGAGTGATTATTTCTAATGATGATATAGAAGATACAAAACAAACAGCAGAATCTTTAGGCATAGTAGGTAAAGAAGAAACTAATGGTATAAAAAGATTTGAAACAAACTTTCCTATCTTTTATAAACTAGCTAAAGAAGCAGGTCATAAGTTTCCAGAACTAACTGCTGCACAAGCCATGTTAGAAACAGGTAATGGAGAATCGCCATCAGGTAAAAATAATTATTTAGGTTTGCAAGCATCATTAAGTCAAATAGAAAAAGGTCAATCTACTAACCTAGAAACAAAAGAAGATTTAGGTAGAGGTCTTGAAAATACAAGAAGAGATTTTGTAGATTTTGATGATATTAGAGATCAAATGAAACAATACAACGAAGAATGGAATGAACCTTTTAGAGATAGAAAAGGTATAGTTAGTGTAGATACAGTTGAAGAAGCACTTGATTTAATTTTAAGTAATCCAAATGATTTGTATGCTACAGACAAAGACTACAAAACAAAGGTTTTACAACTAATCAAAGACGCAAAACGTAATCCTCCATTATTCTAAAAATGACAAGTTCAACTCCAAACTTAGGTTATGAAAACGAAGAGAAGCCTACTGTAAATATAGGTGTAGATGAACAACTCCAAGAAGCAATTTCTGAAAATCAAACAACTGATAATACACAAGAAGAACAGCAGCCAGAAGTTGAATTTATAAATGTCTTTGATAATAAAAAAATATTTAATATGGATAAGAGTTGGATAGATTGGGATACAGAATATAATTTTAGTGATTATACAAATACTTTTTTACAAGATGGCGGAGAGCCATTTGATTTATATGCAGAACCAAATGACAAGACAAGAAACATATTTAATAAAACTATAGACTTTTCAGTTGGAGAAGATACTGTACCAAACCTTGAAGCACGTTTAAACTTTTTAAGTCTTTATGATTTTATAAAAGGTAACCAGTTTACTAACTTAGGTTTTAATAACAAACCAATTAAAGGGTTAAGAGATAGACAACGATTTTTTAAATTAATAAAACAAGAAACAGGTTTTACAGGTGAAGAATTTTTAGGAAACAAGATACCTAGAGAAACAGTAGAAAGCGAAGAGTTCCAAAAAGGTCTTTTAAATGTAATGAAACATTATGAAGACAAAGGTTTTACTATTAAGATGCTTGAAGCTGATGACGAGTCGCAACTAAATAAATTAGCAAAAGGTATGGGTATAGAGATAGGTGTAGGTATGACAGCAGATTATGTCTTTGCACCTTTGCTTGGTGGTAATGCTTGGTTTAAAGCTCTATACGTTCTTGGTCAATTTTCAGTAGGTTATACAGCAGATATAGAATCACAAAAACAACAATTAAAAACAGAAGACAGAGTAAATTTTAAACCAGACCAAAGAAGAGCTATTGCAGCAGGTGTTACACAAATTATTCCTTTTGGTGTAACTTTAAAAAATTGGAAAGGTATAGTTGCAGCATCAGGTTATGGTGGTACGATTGCTACTGCTGAAACTTTTATAAGAGATATATTAGGAGATGATGTAACTTTAGAAGAATACTTTGCTAATTTTGGTTTAGGTGCGAGTTTTGGTGGTGTTTTAAAAACTTCTATAGAAGGTTTAGATAAGATATTTATAAAATATAAAAATTTTAAATTTGACAAAGTAAATAAAATATTCACTTTAAACAAGAAAGATGTTCAAGTTGTAGAAGAAGCAAATGAAAACATAACTAAAGCAACTAAAATTTTAAAAAATGATATAGAAGGCAAAGGAGAAAACTACAACAAAATTGGAGAACAGTTAAAAGTCGAAGGTTCTGGTACAAGTAGTCAAACAAATACAAGACCTATAGATGGTTCTGTCAGAACATATATAATGCCTAGTCAATTTAAAAATTCAAAGCCTAACTATGGAGATGCACCTATAGTTTTTCAATCTGATTTTGATAAGATGGCTTGGTATTTGAGATATAAAAAAACAAAACCGCCAAAGTATGCGGATCAAATTTTAGAAAGTTTCATTAGTCAAGGTTTTACAGAAAAAGAAATAAGACAGCATGGCACAAACTTACATGAAAAAATAAAACAAATAGTTATTGATAAAACAGGTTCAGCACAAGCAGGTCAAGGTAACACAGTAGGACTAACAATAGAAGTACCTGCTGATGCTAAGTATTCAGGAGAAGTGCAAACAAGTATTACTGGCAAAAAACAAAACTTAGGCGATCTTACAAAAAATCCTCAATCAGTTGCCTTTATCAAAGAATTTAAACCAAGACAACAAGAATTAGTGGAATCAATAATGAGGCAATTAAAAGATGAAAATGTTTTTGTAGGTTCTAAAAGCCAAATACAAACAAGACTTGAAGGATTAGGTTACTTTACGAATGGAGTTGTAAAACTATCCAACTCTGGTGCAATAAAAGAGTATGCAGAAATGTATGCCAAACTTTATAATTTAGTTCCTAGTGATTCTTTAAATTTTGCAGTTGCACAAGTTATAACACTAGCAACAGAAAATGTAGCTAATAAGAACCAAATAATGATGGACCTTATTAAGACAAAAGATTCTGTAAAGATAAAAAAAAGTATTGATGATCTGTTTGAAGCACTAACAGATGTAGAAGAATGGTTAACACTAGGTCTGCCACTAAGAACACAAGCAGGTAGAACTGTTAAGTCCTTTGGTATGAAAACAGAGCAAGGTATAGAAGGCAAAACAGTTGAAGAAATAACAGGTATGACAGCAGCAGAAAAAGCTGCTGCTACTGCTAAAGTACCTGAGTTACAAATAGATATTGATGAGGCAATATCAAGAAATCAATTATTAAAAACTAGACTTACAGAAGCTTTAGAAGAAGCTACAAAAACAGGAGATTATTCAAAGTTAAATCAAGCAGCAGTTACTTTAAAAGCAGCAAGTGGTGATCCTAGAAAACTTGTTGCAATACAAAATCAAGATGCTATATCTACTTCACTTATAAAAGGATTAGACAAAGGTGCAAGAATTTTAAATGAGATTGGTATTAATGCTGTTCTTTCTGGTCCTAATACACAAGCGATAAATTTATATTCTGGTGCAATGATGACATTTATGAAAGCAATGAATAATTTTGTAGGTGCTAGTAGTGTTACCGAGTTAAGGGCAGCACAACAATATATGTCTTATTTATTTTATAACTTAGATTTTGGTGTAAATGCTTGGAAAAGATCATGGGATATGGAAGATAATTTTATTAATGTTGGAAATGTTAAAGGAGATACAGGTCAACGATTTATCATATCTTCGGATTCTAGCTTCTGGCCTCTAAGAGCTTATGACGAATTTGGAAGAATTATAAGACTACCTAGTAGATTAATGACAGCTAATGATGCTTTAATACAAGCACCTAATATTATTGCTGCTACTGCATTTGAAGCTTTTAATGAAGGTGTTGGTAGAAATTTAGAAGGAGAAGATTTAACAAAATATATAAAAGGAACTGTAGATGGTGTTATATCTTATTTACTTAGAGGTCAAGAAGGAACTTTAGGTAGAATTGATCCATTAGATGAAGGGGTCGTTGGACCAAGACAACTACAACCAACTGATGCAGTAATACAAAGAATACTTGCAAGAGCAAAAGAAGTTGGCAAAACTATTACGTTTACTCAAGACATAAGAACAGACAGTTATTTTGGTAGAGGTGCAAAGTTTATAAATGATGCAGCTATAAACAATCCTTTGGTTAGATTTTATTTTAAATTTACAAGAACTCCAACCAATATGTTTTTAGAAACTGCAAGATACTTGCCAATAGTAAATATGCCAATACAAGTTACATTACCAAATGGACAAAGGGTCAACATAAATTTAGTAAACCAAGCACTTCTACCTGATATGGTTGCCGACTTAAATAGTCCAGACCCTTATGTTCGTCAACAGGCAAATGGTCAAATAAGAATGGGTGCTGCACTTGGTACTTTAATGTTATTTCTAACTAATAAACAATTTGAAGATGTAGATGACGAATATAAAAAAGAATTTTTAACAGGTGGTGGTCCTAATTTTTATACCAAAGAAGGTGCTGCACAATGGATTTCTATGTATAGAAATGGTTGGAGGCCTTATAGTAAAGCTGTTTTACAGTATGACGAAAATGGCGATCCTTTGCTAAGAAATGGTAAGCCTGTATATATTTATAAGAGCCTTGAGTTTATACCTGACCCACTAGCTTCTTTAGTCAGAACTTGGTTAGATTTTGCTGAGATGCAACCTTGGTTGCCTGATGAAGGAGAAGGAGTATTGGAATATGTAGGAACTTGGTTTGCTTTTGTTGGTCGTAATATGTTTGGTAAAACATATACAAGTCAAATATCTGAGTTATTAAAGTTTATACAAGTTGGTGGAGGAATTAGCGAGCAAGGCATAGATGAAGGTTTGAAATATCGAGACAAAAAACTTCTTGATTATATTGGTAGGCAAGTATCCGCTAACTTCCCTTATTCAAGTTTATTTAAAAGACTTGCAAGAATACCTGCTGCTATAAAAGAAACAATGGGATTTACTGAAGAAGATGCTAAAGCCTTATTTGAGTCAACAGGCGATCCTACACAATTAAAAAAATTTATAAAACGTGATTCAAAAACATACTCAGGAGATGGTGCTAATGAAAGCTTGCCTTATAGTGACGAAGATTTTAATAAAGCAAATTTTGTAATTCAAGCTCTTGAAAATACAGTAGATAAAATGTTTAAAGAAATCGTACCTTTAAATGTAGGAGGTAAACTACCTTCTCAAGTAGAACATATAACTAATAACGTAATAACTTATCCACGCAAAGAAGGAGGTATCTTTCAATTTATCTACAATAGACCTATAGGAGAAAGTCAAAACTTTTTAGTTCTTGATGTGCAAGCTGAGATAGGTGCAATATTACCTCCACCGCCAGATATTATAAGAGGATCAGTATTACCTAATTTAAGATCAGCAGACTTCATTCCAAAAAAATTAGATAGTAATGAATACAATAATCTTAAAAAAATAACCAACTTAATAGAACTAAAATATAAAGGTAAAGATATGAATATAAAAGAAGCTATCAATGCAGAAATAAATACAGATTATGTAAAAACACGAAGAAGTATTATCAAAAATTTTGGATTACAAAGTGAAGAAGGACAAAGAGCAGCAGAAGAGATATTCCAAACATTATCAAAAATAAATACCAAATACATAAAAGCAGGTATGATAGAGTATATGCGAACTGAAATGACAGAAGAAGACAGAAATAATAGAATAAATGCAATTGAAGAAAAGAATCAAAACTTTAATGATGTATTACTTAAAGAGTTTGATAAACTTAACTTAGGTACATTTAACAATAGTTCCTTTTAATCATGGCTACTAACACCACAGCAACAGCAACAACACATACTGGTAATGGTAGTACCAATAACTTTGCAATATCTTTTTCGTTTTTAGCCAACAATGAAGTAGATGTAACAGTAGCAGGAGTTTTAAAAACATTAGATACACATTACACAATAAGCGGATCAACAGTTACCTTTACTTCTGGTAACACCCCTGCCAATGGTGCTGCTGTTAAGTTTCAAAGAGATACAAATATAAGTACAAAGAAAGTAGATTTTCAAGATGGTAGCGTTTTAACAGAAACAGATTTAGATACAAACAGCGATCAAGTATTATTTGCACAACAAGAAATTACAGATAAATTAGGTGGCATTGAAGAAGGAGCTACAGGAGATCAAACAGCAGCAGAAATCAGAACATTAGTAGAAAGTGCAACTGATAGTAATGTTTTTACTGACGCAGATCACAGTAAGTTAAATGGTATAGAAACTGCTGCAACAGCAGATCAAACCAATGCAGAAATAAAAACAGCATACGAAACAAACTCTGATACAAACGCATTTACTGATGCAGAAAAAACAAAACTACAAAATTTAGATTTATCAAAATTACAAGGAATAGAGACAGGTGCTACCGCAGATCAAACCAATGCAGAGATAAGAGCAGCAGTAGAAGCTGCTTCTGATAGTAATGTTTTTACTGACGCAGATCATAGTAAGTTAAATGGTATAGAAGCTAGTGCTACAGCCGATCAAACTGCTAGTGAAATTAAAACTTTATATGAGTCAAACAGCAATACAAATGCTCTTACAGATGCAGAAAAATTAGTTATTGATGGTGTTACTGCAAATACAGGTGAACTAAATAAATTAGATGGTTTTACAGGTTCAACTGCTGACTTAAACCAAGTATCAGGAATGTCTAAACAGACTACCATTACCAATAGTGATAGTCACTTTCCTACCTCTGGTGCTGTTGTAGATTTTGTTGCTAACCAAATAGCACCTGTTGGTGGACTAGAAGTTATAGCAGATGAAGATAACTTCCCTGCAACACAGCCAGTATCAGGTGTTGTTATTAGTATTAGTAATGCTGATGGTTTAGTTATAA